ACGCTTCGTATATCTTCCCGTGGGAATTAAATACGTCCATCCGCCACTTTTCCCCGGCCAACCAGGCCACTACTCTAGCCTCGATGGACGAAAAGTCAGCTACTATAAACCTGTGGCCGTCGCCCGGGATGATCGCTGTCCGGATCAACTGGGACAGCGTGTCCGACACACTCTCAAAAAGTAGTTCTAGACTCTTATAGTCGCCGACGCGGAGTAACTTCCTGGCCAAGTCTAGATCAGGTAGATTGTTTCTTGGAAGATTTTGTACTTGTACAAGCCGCCCCGCCCATCGCCCGGTCCGGTTCGCGCCGTAGAACTGAAGTAGCCCTCGTGCCCGACCATCCTGGCCCATGACCCTCTCCATCGCCTGGTATTTTCGGATGGAGGTCTTGGCCAGCTCCTGCCGGAGTTCTAAAACCCTTTCAGCGGTGGCGCTTTCCACATCTTTCATTAGGGCCGGGATCGCTTTTTTGTTGAGGCTTTCGATCTCCAGCCCTTCAGCTTTTTCAAACCATTCTTTTAGCTGAGCCACGCTGTTGGGGTTTTCCAGTCCCGTCAATTTGACGGCCTCCGCCTCCAGCTTTTCCCGGTGGAGCTCACTACATCGAATAGCGTGCTGGACCAGGACCGGGTCAATCCGCACTCCCCGGTCAGTGATCTCCTGGTCGATAAACCAAAGCCGCCACTCCGATTCTGGCATTGGATACCGTTCTAATGCTTTCCGGACAGCTCTTTCCACTTTTACGTCTTGCTGGTTATAGGCTATAAATTGTTGCCACTTCTCCGGATCATGCCTGGGTAGGTTTCGCGTCCGGCCACCGTTGGCTTTGGTTGGTTTACAGGGTCGTGAAAAATAGTTGATGAGGTTTTTTCCGGCGCTGTCTTTTTGTTGCTCTAGATTCAGGGCCTGGGCCACGCCTTCCAACCAGCCCGGGAGGCCGAGGTAAAGAGCGTGAACTGAACTACAGCGCCACTGGTTGATGGGGAGATGGAGGTCAAGATATTTGGAAAGGCAAACCCGTTCAAAGTTCGCATTATATGCGGATTTGATTACGTTTGGGTTAAGCAGAGCATCTTTGAGAAACGGAGGAAATTTTTCTTTGGTGAGGTCAATAGTTTGAACCGGCTCATCGCCAAGAGCATAACTTAAAAGTAGTATTTCAAAATCTGGTGCCTCAACGTATTTATAAACGCCGTGGGTTTTCAGTTCTACTGAGCTGTAGGTTTCTATGTCAATACTGAGGATAGTCATATGAGTATCCTCCTAATTTTAGAATAATGCCTCTTGCTTCGGCTTTTCTGGAGGTGTAAACAGGCTTAATTGCCGCCTTTCTTCCTTGAATCTTGCGCACCCTTGAGCGAAGTACTCTGGGTCAATCTCGCACCCCCAGTAATCAAACCCCATCTTCCATGCAGCAATTCGTGATGATTGACTGCCCATGTGGGTGTCGAGGATCTTGTCGCCTGGTTTAGCATAGTTTTCTAGAAGCCAAATGTAAAGGGCGACTGGTTTTTGGGTTGGGTGGATTCTTTTGTTGTCGGTGGAAACCCCTTCAAACATCTTTGCTGGCATATCAAAGCTGGTCCAAGCATACTCCCATCGCGAAAAGGTTGGTAATGCCTGTTTTTTATCCCAACAAATGATTCCTCGCGTTGGCGGCAAAGGAAAATAATTGCCACCCCAAACTATTTGATTTTTTGAAACCCGAAACAGCATGTTCCAGTACTCTGCTTCAGGAATTTTGTCCCATTTATTGCCTTCGCGATATAGCTTTTTAAATGGAGTGTTTCGCATTTTGCCGCCGCCGCTTTCAAGCCTTTTATCTAATCCATACGGTGGGTCAACTATCGCTAAGTCGAAAAACTTGTCCGGAAACTTCGCCATAAAATCCATGCAATCGCAACACTCAACCTCGGAGATTGGCACTTCGTCACCTCATTGTTTGTGTACTTTAACCGCGCTTCATCGGGCTAAGCCGGCGCCCTCCACGCTGGTTCCTGATCCCCGCACAACACGGGGATGGGCCGGTAATTTAGACTAGCCTAAAAAGTCCTCTTCTTCGTCTTCCGGTTCGTAAGACTCGAAATCATCCTCCGGCCTGGTCCGGCTGCCAAGATAATCCCCGTCTTCTAGTTTCTGGATGTGATTCAAACCGCAGCCAATCCCTTTGTTTCCGGCCCGGTTGTACGCGAAGAAGTTTATAGAGGCTCGGCCGTAGCACCCGGAGTAAACTTCTGTTGGGTCCAGAATCGGATTCAATTGAGCGTCCACCACGCCGGGTTTTTGTTTCGTTGAAGCGTTAAGGAAGTACATTCCTGCGTATTCCTCTTGATCCGGCCGGTCTACATCGCCGTCCCGAAGCGGCGTTTTGAGATTAGAGGGAACCTTTCCGCCCCACTTGCCGGCCTGAGTCTGTTTCACCGCGTCCATCGCGGCCTTGATTTTCCGCAGAGTTTCTTTGTCGCTCTTGGGGATGAGTAAACAGATGGAGTATTTTGGTTCTTGGTCCGCGTTCATCGAGAACGGCTCGAAAACGTGAACGTAAGAGAACCGAACCTTTCCAGTGACAACTTTTGTACTGTTTTGCACCTTTGCCATGATTCCATGTCTCCTTTTTCCTAGTTATTTTTGAAGTCCGCCACCGCAGCGGCAGTTGAATTGAGTTCCGGACGCTTGTCCGTTTCAGGGACAAGCGTCGGTTTCCCGGTTGGTTTAACGACTAAGCCACCTAAGAGTTCATTAAACAGTGTTTTTCCAAGCAGTTTTTCCATGGCTGTGATGCCCCAGAGCTTCTTCTCGTAGATTTGTTCTTCTTTGTATCCGGCTTCTAGGAGCGTTTTGGCCACAGCCTCTTCATCCGCGTACTTCCGGACACTCCGGCCTTCGACCAATTTCCAGCCTTTGAACTTCTTCCCGTGGTCCCTGGCCTGGACCAGGGCGTAGTCAAATACATCCGACACCCAGGCTTTGAGCTCATCAGCTTGTTTCAGCACTTCGCCGATCTCTTCATCCGTCAGCAGTTCCGGTTTCCGGAAGTCCATTTTGGCCAGCTCTAGATTCGCTTCCGCCCTGGCCCGGCAGTTAAACCGCGCCCGGCAAAATTGACAGTGCTCTCCGGCCTGGAACTCGCCTTTCCCTTCCCAGGCCAACTGTGCTCTTTTGATCAGCTCTGTATCTGCCCACCAGTAGAGCATTTCAGCGGTGATCTCATCGCTCGAAACACTGTCCAGGCGGGGCTGGACAATGGTCATCCGAATGATCTTGATGTCATAGAGTGAATCAAATGTGGCCAGCGCGCCCAGGGCGTAGAGTCTCATTTGCGCGTTGTCTTCCGCTGCAACCGGGACACCTTTTCCATATTTGAGATCAATGATTTCAAGTACACCATCGGAGATAATGACCACGTCGCCGGTTCCAAAACCTTCCGGTACCCAGTCGGAGAAGTCCAGTTTCTGTTCCAAAAGCACTACCGCATCCGCTGACCGGGCTTTTGCTTCGTTGACTTTTTTCATTACGATTGAGGCGTATGTTTCTATGTAATCGAGCATCGACGCCGAGTAGAATTCGTTCTTTTCAAAAATTTGCAAGGCTTGAGCATAATCTTGAGCCGATATTTGTTTTAACAAAAACCGCAGCTTTTGTTCGGCTATGCCGTGGGCCAGTGTTCCTTCTTCCGCGTATGTGCTGGTCGTTTCCTCGAATTGCTCTTCCAGCCGGGCGCTGGGCGGACAGGCCAGCCACCGGTAGGCGCCGGAGGCGGAAAGAACAGCGTGTTTTCTTTCAGTCATGATTCCGCCTCCAGTTCTGCAGCTTTTCGCATCACTTCCGGATACTTTTCAGCTGGAATATCAGTGAGCTTTTTCGCCCCGAAGCTCTCGATGATTGCTTTGACCTCCTTCTGTTTTCCGCCCTGGGACAAATTGGCCAACTTTGCCCGGACGGTTTCCAGGGTGAGGGTTGGTTGGTCTGCAGGTTTGTCCGCGGGTTTCGCGCTGTCGGCGGGTTTGGTCTTTTCTTTTGTCCCAACCAGTTCCACCAGCGTGGCCGTCAGCACATCAATCACGGTCATTAACTCTGGAGCTGCTTCCACTGTTACCTTGATTTCCATATTTCCACTCCTTTCTAATGTAAATGGACTCCCTGTACGGGCACCGGAGCGCTAGTTCGCCGGTTGCGTTATCAATTGTCAATTCATACCATGGAGAAGTACGTTGTGCCGGCGCACTTACCGTCACGGCGTTTCGCTCCCCTCACCCGTCATAGGGGCGGCGAGAGCTTCGCACACCCTCTGTGCGAATGCAGGATAATCAGAAGCTCGCAACGAAATAACGACCCTTGAGTGCCCAATTGCCCCGATGCTTCTGCCGTAGTCATCGTCTGCTGTGTCAATGGCTACGAATGTTACGCCTTGCTCTGCGTTCTCCCACGCAGAGACGACAATATCGCCAGGCATATGTGAACAGATGTGCAGATGGTGGTAGATCCGTGCCATACTCATCTCACCTCCATGGGTATCAGCAGCACATCCCCCGGCTGGATGCGTCCTGGATCAATGCCGCCGTTTGCTGTCCGGATGATATAGACGGCCTCCCGTGGATCCATGTCCGGTGCGTACTGGCGGGCTAGACCCCACAGAGTGTCGCCCGGCCGGACGACGACCTCGATCATCGCGTAGTCCGGTGAGGGCTCCAGCATCATCCAAGCCACCACACCGACCCACATGACGGCCACGGCCAGCAACGCCATCGTGTGAATCTCGGTGATTCGATCTTGTCGGACCGTGCGGATCATGATCCTGTCGCCTCCCGCATGTCCGTACCGGCGAGGTATCGTTCGAGTCGCGTCGCGTTGATGTAATAGGACCATCTACCACCCGGCATCTGGACGGCGGTGCCGAACGGGAATTTTCCGCCTCTCAGACCCAGTCTGAGGAACTGGGGCGTGACACCCATCCGCCTGGCGGCTTCGTCAACCGAAATGCGGCCTCTCATACATCAAGCCCCCTTTGTTTCCTTTAGGAAACTCTCAGAGAAAAAAAGAGAATGCACCTGCTCCGCATCTAGGCAAAGAGCTTCCTGGATAGCTCTAACTTCGGAAACTTTGAATGACCCCGGGTTCTTTAGCCGGCGCCAAAGGGTTTCGCGACTGACCCCGATGTGATCTGCCAGTTCTGAGATAGTCATGTTGCGACGGATGGCCTCGGCCCTTAGCTCGTTCGCGAGCATTCTCAACCCCTCCTCCTCGGACAAACGTTTCGTTTACGCAACTCCATCATACATCAGCTTTGATGCGTGGTCAAGTAGTTTTGGAAACTTTTTTTGGCTTAATGTCTGTTTTGGTTGCATAAACGAAAACCAATCCGGTATAATTGTAAGAGAAAAAAGGGCATAAAAAAATACCCTGGCCACAAGGACCAGGGTATCTTACCTATTAAAGCAAATAAAAAAAGCCCCGGATTTCTCCGGGGCCTAAAATCTAATCCGCAATCTGAACAAGGAAGCAGAGAAACGCGGCCACTCCAGCCCCCAGCCCAATGGCAGCCGCCTTGTCCAATGCTGAAGGCCGCGTGTTCTCATACAGGAATTTGTACTCAGTAACCTGCTGCCACAACAGCAGGTTTTCTTGTTCGAGGAGCTTTATCTCACCGTCACGGGTTTCGACTAACTCCTCCAGTTTTATCACGCGCTGTCTAGTTTCTTCGAGGGATTCTTCCAGAACGCTGATTTTGTTCTGGAGTGCCGTATTCTCAGCCTCCAGCTCCTGCACGTAAAGGATGAAGGATTTCATTTCATCCTCCGTTACTTGCTTCTGGAGCACATCCCAAAAGTTACTTTCGGCGGCTGCGGTCTTTGATAAAGCCAGCAATATCACCAGGGTCAGTAAGAGGATCAGGTTTCTCCACCTTCCCGGCTGCGGCAATCTTTTCATCTTGCTCCTTCACCACCTTATCGAAATCGGACAGGGACGACTCAAGTTCATCAGCCTTTTCGCCCAGTTTTTCCCGCTCATCCCTGATCTCCTGAATCTCCCGGTCCCGCTCTTTGATCTCCTTCAGCTTGCTCTTTTCCCACCGGGGCTTCTGAAGAAGAAAGAACAACGCGGCGAGAGCGCCTACCACTGCCACCCACCGTTCTTTGAGCCAGGCTTTTATCTTGACCCACATGACCATCCCTACCTTTCGTAGTCCTGACCCGTGACCATCATCCTGGCAAGCCTCACGCCCCTCGTCTTGACTTGCCTATACCACTTGCTGTCCACCATCTCAGCAGCCGCAGCCTTGTAGTCTCCTGCGGCCAGGGCAGCGATCATCCGCTTAAACTGTCTAAAACGTGTCGGCCCCAGGTTGTACCGCATGTCGATAACAACCTTTTTGCGGACAGGATCTAGGTCCTCAAACCAGTCAAAGTTGCTTAGGTCTTTTATCGCATCCTCGATGTCTCGACGCAAAAGAAAAAGCGCCTCATCTTTCGTGATGCCGCGCTCTTCCAGTATCTCGATCACTTCATCTGGTTTCAGGCCCCGACAGCCCAAGATGTATTCTTGCTCATCTGGCCGCAAAGGCTTGCCCTCCAGGTTACGGCCCACCCCGACAGTCCAGTACCCAGCCGGGCATTTATACACCTCCAGGCGAAGCCCCTCGTGGAGTATCAGCTGATCCTCTAGGCTGTGCTTCAGCACTCTGCACCACCTCCAATCCGGCTGTTCCACATCCCTCACAACCGCAACAATGACACGCCCAGCAGCGGCCATGCACATATATCGGGGATCCGCACTCTGGACATTTGACCATTATTTTCCGCCTCCGTTTACCAGGAAGCGCTCGTCCGTGACAGTACTCATATCGTCACCGTCACCTCCTTGCGTTTGCCGCTCAGCCGGATGTGCGCCGGACCCAGGGAGCTCGGGCGATACCCTTTACGCTCCGCGTAGCCGCCCC